TAGACATGCAGACGCGGCAATGATGCCCTCTCCGTACTTCTTAAGCAGAGCGTAATCGAGGCGAGGATATCTATAAAAATTCTCCTCGCCATAGCTCTGGGAGATAAGCTTAAATATGTTACTAAGGCCGGTCTGGTTTTGCGCAAGAAGAATAAGGTGTCGGCGGCGCTTCAGAACACCCTGAGCCTTTTTACTTTCTCCCTCGTCCTCGACCCTAGTGCTAGCGCCCTCTTCTTTAACGAGCTTCTTGGCGAGCTTTGCGTCCTCTTTCGCTTTGGTATATTCCTTTTTCCAATCCTCCAAGCTGGGCAAAAAATATGCCTCCACCCCAAAGATGGCTTTAAAATCTTTCCCTTCTGCCACCATCTTCTTCCAGTGAAGTAGCTGATAGCTGAATCCGTTCATATTACCATGATCAGTGAGCGCAAGAGCGTCACACCCATTTTGATAGGCAAAGTCCATGTGTTCGGGCGGATAGCCGATAGCATCAAAAATAGAACCGGCAACGCTATGGGCATGCAGTCCTACAAAAGGTATCTTGGGGGTTAATCTCTTTGTGTTGTCGCTCACTCTGTGTCTCCTATGTTGTTTAAAGTAGTGCGTGGAAAGGCTAAGTCGCTCGGAGCTAGTAGTTCCTTACACTGTGGTGATGCTAATAGATTACAGTATCCAGACCACTTTGTCAAGTCATAAAACCAATTAATCTCACCAATTGTTGCGGTGTGCACTGGGCCCTCTCCAAATACGTCGGCCAAAGAATAAGTCCTCGACACCCGCCGATGCGAGGGCGGTAGCAGCTCAGAAGGCATCTGTCCGGCCTCCGGGGCAGCGTATGTTCGGGAATTTTTCTTAATAAGGTCACGTGCTCTTTTCCACTCCTCTGTACCAAAAGTAAAGCCCAGTGGCAAACCATCACATACCGTCTGCCCCTTGAAAGAGAGATAATAAGCATTCTTTTCTCGAATACTCTTCCGATCTTTTTTTACAATTGACGGATCATAAATTCCCAGTGGAAAGCTCACGTAATACCTATCAGGAATCATCCATCGTGATAAACGGCGCGTAAGCCAGTACGCTGTATTGGCGCCATGTAAAACAGACCACGCATAACAATCAATTTTCCCACGATGGGTGGGATGAATAGGGACATAATAAATAGGTATAGAAGTGTAGGCTGACGAAGAAAACTTTATAAAACTTCCGCGCTCTAGACTTTCCACATCCCGCACGTAATCCCCCAGTCGGTGCTTGAGCAAAGGAGCAATATCATCATTGCACACTACCCAAATAGTTTCACACCCGAGATAGGCACACTCTTGCACAGCATGTTCTATAGCACTAAAGCCCGGGGCTACTGGCATTAAACAAGGATCCCAGTCCATCCCATAGTCTGCACCAGAGCCTGCCACCGGCACAATCCCAGCCAGATGAAAAGAATTAAGATTGCGCGCCGGCGTTTCCATCATATATGTATATTACAACAAAAAATGTGTGTTGGCAACCCTTCATCTACTAAAAACATTTTTTTATGTTTATAGGTGTCCCGGCGATCATGCACCAACTCTAAAGAATTATAACTCGTTACTCCTTGGTCTACGCGGGGTGTGCCCTTGAAGCCGCTCTTTTTTAAGATGCCCGCAGTCGCAAGGCGCGCCGTCGTTTCCGAACACTCGAATGTGGTTAGTTCATCGGGAGCAAGATAGGACTGAGCATAACAGTCACGTAGGCCGCGAGCGGCTCCCGACCCACGCCTAGAGGGATAAAGGACCACCTTCCGCAAGAAGGGTCCGGGGCGCAGGATCTGACAAGCGGGATGCTTGGCGCCGCGGCTAATATTAAACCAATCATAAACTTCATATTGTGTGATTTCCTCCTCAATCGGGAGACCCTCTACTAACTCCATATCAAAGATATAGAGTTCCTCAAATTCAATCTTGATCAGTTTGTAAAACTCGGTCGTTACATTAGCTACGTGACCGTCGATACGAATGGAGTGAACTTTGGAGGGAAGAGGGTGTCCTCCCGACATTCCCAAATAAAAGCTGAGGCGCGCCCACTCGTTGAAAGCTTCCCGTTCTTCATAAACATGCGGCTTTGTCTCAGAATTAACAAGCAATATGCCCCCCGTAGAGTGCGCGCATTGAAGCGCCTCTAGAGAGTACCCAATTACTAAAGCTGAAGTTTTAAGTTCGGGAACAAAATTCATTCCGCCTCTTCGTGAAACCACCCCACCACATGATTTTCGCCAATCGTGTGATAAGTGGTTCCGCGGAACTCAAACTGACGTATCATGTGGGCCTCCACCACCAACAGTTCGCCGGCGTTCCACTCGTTATCGCATGCCTCGCTAGCAGCTGTTGCTGCCACGCGGACCACCTCATAGGGTGCATCAGCAGGTCGATAATCTGTAGGAAGAATAATAGCCTGTTGTGCTTCATTCTCTGTCTCAATAAACTCTATAGAAATATTTTTTCCCAAGGGTGCAAATATCATTTCTTCTTCTCCAAATCTTTAATTGCGGCCTTAATGGCCTCTTCGGCTAACACCGAACAGTGTATCTTTACGGGCGGCAGTGACAATTCTTCTACTATCTCAGTATTAGTAATGGCCGCGGCATGGGGGAGCGTAAGTCCCCTCAAACGTTCCGTGGCTAAAGAAGATGCAGCAATTGCCGAACCGCATCCAAAGGTTTTAAATTTAGCGTCACATACGCGATCGTCGGGCCCAATTTTAATCTGCAGCCTCATAACGTCTCCGCACTCAGGTGCGCCGACCACTCCTGTTCCCACCTGTGAATCCTTAGCATCCAAGGAGCCCACATTTCTAGGGTTTTCAAAGTGATCTATTACTTTCTTTGAATAAGCCATTATCTACCCACACTTAGCGTAGCCACAGCCTTTGCAAGTGGCACATCCCTCTAAATATACTAAGGACTCTTGACCACATTCACCACAAGTTCTCTCGGTGACCTCGGTACCATCCTTAATATAATTCTTTAATATACGCGCCAGACAGCGCGCAAAGCTAAACATATCGGAGTCTCTATCCTTCTGCATCTGCTCCACCACATACTGTACACTAGCGCCATGGCGAAGACCCAAAGAAACCATCCGAGTAAAAGCGGAGTGGTTTGGGTTATCAAACACCCGTACCAAGTCCCGCACCACTATGCTATCACCATTGCGACCAATTTTTAAATCATAAATAGAGTTCATAGTCTTGCGAGGATTTTTAACCAATATGCCTTCTGTGTAACGCTTGGGGATCTCAATCAGATTAGAAAGCCCTCCCATCACCTCGTATGGCATGCCATCCATGAGGCCTACCAAAATCACCCAACGCTCCCCTTGAATGGTAGTGTGGTGAATAGTACAAGGTAACTCGACCGGGCGACGGGGGGCTGTGTGCTGAGGGAATGCTCGTTTGGATGTGTCGCTTACTAGAACACCGGAGCGAGAGCCCTCCACATACACGGTAACCCCCTTGAGGCCCTCTTCCCAACCACGTTTATACAGGCGCCCCACCACTGCGGGGGACGTTCCTCGGGGCAGATTAATGGTAGAGCTGATAGAGTGGTCGATACTACGCTGGATCGCAGCCTGTACTTCGATACGGCGTTCCCAATCAATATTATCCGACTCTACGAAAAACAGGGGCAGTTCTGCTAGTCCTCCGGGGCCCCACTTATTCAACCAATCTTGAGCATTGTGGTGAAAGACTGTATATTCCAGCCAGCGGTCTCCCAATTCATCAACATAATCCGCCTCCACTTGCGCTTCATCGTGCGAAAGCTTCCGGCGCCGTGTATAAGAGTTCTTAAAAACGGGCTCCAGACCCGAACTTGTCTGGGACATAATAGAGACGGAACCAGTCGGCGCATTGGTTAAAATAGAAATGTTGCGGCGGCCGTGGGTCGCAATTAAAGTGCGTAACGCCTCGGGAAGACGTCCAATAAAGGCGTTATCTTTCTCCAATTCCCAATCGAAAAGCGGAAAAGCTCCTCGTTCTTGTGCTAAATAAACACTCTCTTCATAGGCCCCGTTCCTAATTGTTTGATAGATAGATTCAATAATTTCTAGGGCATCATCCGAATCATAAGCCAAGTTTAGACGAGCTATAGCATCGGCTAACCCGTGAGTGCCCAAGCCCGTACGTCGCCCTGATTGACAAACCTTTAATAGTTTCTGCCATAAGGCTATCTCATCGGGAGTGTCGGCCACTTCGAGAATCTTCTGTAGCTTTTCTACCTCTAGTTCCACCAAATCGTCGGACAGGCGCATCCCAATAGATGCGATCTCCTTTAATTTATTAAAATCAAATTCAGCCTTATCGCTAAAAGGATTTTTAACCAGATGTTTCAAGTTTAAAGAAATAAGACGACAACTATCATATGCAGAAAGAGGAATTTCCCCACAGGGGTTCGTGCAGATGGTTTTAAATCCATGTTCGTGATAGCTCTCGGCTGGTAAATTCTTGGTAATGTTGTCCCACATCAAAAGGCCCGGTTCTGCTGTTGTGGTGGCCGAATCTACGATCGTATTCCACAGGGCTGCGGCATCAATCTCCGTTGTATAAGATGGATCTTCTGAATCGATGGGGAACTTAAGCGTAAATGATTCGTTGTTTTCGACCGCATGCATGAAGGTGTCGCTTATCTTCACAGAAATATTTGCGCCGGTCACCTTCGTCAAGTCATGCTTCATCTTCACAAATTTTTCAATATCGGGGTGACGAATGTCCATTGAGATCATCAATGCACCGCGGCGACCATTCTGTCCAATCATACGACAGACATAAGAGTAAAAATCTGCAAAGCTCCAAGCCCCCGTAGTGGTGCGAGCAGCATTATTGACAACCCCGTTCTCCGGCCGTAGGCCACTGATATCGAGGCCGACGCCGCAACGTCGCTTAAATAGGTTAGCGAGATCCTTGCCGGCGTCCACAATAGACGAAATGTTATCCTCAGGGCTGTCAATAACAACGCAATTGGATAACGATACATTAAGATAATTGTTTCCTATCCCCATCATCGGGGAGCCCTGCGGGACAATATATTTAAAGTGGCTCAGGTAAGAACTTATCTCTTCCTCTGTAAGCCCCGAGCACTCGTCTGTCGCGAACTTTTCTTCGATCCGGGCAAATTCAGCAGCCAAGCGCGTATGCATGTCGGCCGGTGTCTTTTCCATGTAGACCCCATGTTTGTCGCGAAGACAATACTTAGTCATAAAAACATTTGTAGCGAGTTCGTCGCCATCAAAATAAGCCAATGTCGCTGCTTTCACTTCCTCGGATTCATACATTTTTAGACACCCCCACTTTTGTTCTTTTTAAACTTCTGGTACTTTTCTGCTAGCCTCTGTTTCTGGGTCTTAGACGTCAACCCCTCACCGGGCTCTCCCGTCTGGGTCGGCTCCAGCACCTTGATGGCCACATTGGATGTGTCCATAAACAACGGGTATACCATCCCGTCAGGACCGTTACGGTTTTTGGCTACGAAGAGGCGGCCGGTATTGCCCAGCTTGTCTTCGGCGGTTCGCGAAATAGAGAAAATAAAATCAGATACGAAGCACTTATTAAACGCTTCGGATATTGCCTCCATCGTTACTACCTCTGCATTCAATCCCGAGCGGTTGGTCTGTGATGCTGTCCAAATAGGACATTCATACTCTTGGGCCAAGCCTCGTAGCTCTTCATAAATAGATTCGAGTTCGTTTCTTTTCTCTCTTTGAGACACTACGGGCTTCAATAAATCAGCGTAATCAACAATAATCATGTCTACGTCTATTTCTTTCATTTTAAGCTTTTCTAGATGACTTTTTAAGGTCTGAGTTGAGGCAGACTTGGTGGGATATTCTTTAATAATCAAACGCCCCTCAATATCCTGAATGTCCTCATAAATCTTTTCCTTATGCGACGCAAGGTGGGCCAATGGCACCTTGGTAATACAACTATCATAGCGCGAGCCGATAACGGTGTCTTGTAGTTCCATCGTATAATGTATGACAGTGAGACCCTCCTTTAGGGCTCGGCTTCCAAGATGTACGAGAGCCATCGACTTCCCGGCGCCCGTAGGGGCAATAACGACACCCAGCTCTTTCTTCCCTAATCCGCCTTTGCACAGATCATCGATGAGATTCCACCCTGTCGAGACAGGATTGCGAAATTTAGGCTTGAAACGCTCTTCAAAGTCTTTTTTCCAATCATATCCCTCATTATTGTTGGCGCCTAACTTTAAGGAATCATTAATGACTTTCGCAATTTCGTCATAGGAAGAAGTACGGAGTAGTCCAATAGACTGAATCATCGCCGACTTAAGATTTTGCTTACGGCAAAAATCTAACGAAGTATCTTTGATGTACTCGGCATTTTGGACGGTAACGTTCATACAACGCGCATAAAATTCACGTACCTGTTGTTGGGTTAGCTGGTTTGAGTCATCGATACCGGCTCTTAAAATGGTAGCCATGATTTGACGACTGGGGTGTACTCCGTACTTGCCCCGATAGTTATAAATCTGCTGCGTAAAGAGTTTCAAATATCTTAGCTCCAAAAAGCTAATATCGAGGACCTCTTCAATTTGATCAGCAAAGGGTCGATCGTCTAATATAAGCATACACAGCTGTTCTTGAAATGCCTTGCCGTAACGGGAAAGGTCTGCAGACGTTTGTTCAAAATCCATTCTTACCTCTTGTGTATTCTACTTGGAATGAAGGGGCTTGTCAACAGAAATCCGATTCATGATGGCATAAAGATCGCCCCAGTCCATCGCTCCAAATCCATCCTCTGCCATCATCTTAATAAAGCCCGTTCGGTTATAGTCATATGCGAATTCTCTGAGGCCCGTATCAATCTTTGTTTGTGTCTGTAAAGAGAGGGTAGGATTATACAGTTGCATCAGTCGATAATTCAATCTAATTATGTTCTCATTGAGTGTTACGGCCTCGTAAAATTTAGGGCGCCTCTTGTCATCTCTCCTAAAGTCGCGACAATACTCAACAATCTCCTTTAAAGAAAATTCTTTATTTTCTTGAAGAAAGGGAAGGCGCTTTTTAATGGTGGGAAGGCCCGCACCGGGGACCCCCC